GTCTATAGGGATTCACCATTTTTTCGATTATAGGGGGCTATCGGGCCGTTACGCGTCCGCACGAATCCACCTCATACCGCAAACTTTTCTGTTTCGCTTCTCGTCTCGCAGCATTTACCTTTGCCCATCGACCATGATTGTCATGTCGTTCTGCGTGACATTCTTTGCAGAGCGCAACCAAGTTATTGAAGCCCAGCGTGATCTCCGGATTGGTTATGTTCTGAGGCGTCAGCTCCTCGATGTGGTGAACTTCTTTCGCTGGCTTGTAGATTCCACGCTTCAGACAATCCTCACACAAATGGTGAGCCCTCTTCATGTATTCGTTACGGCACGATTGCCATGCTGCCGAACTATAGAATTGTCTCGCAAACTCTCGTGCCATATCTTTCACCAACACAAAAGGCCGAGAGTTTCCCGGCCTAATGTGCATTTGTTTCTCGTATAAAGGAGATATAAGTATTAATGAAGTCCGTCCGCTGCCGGTACTGCCCCGGCTGTCCCTATTATGCGGACTCGATGCAGAGGTGTTACCCTCTGCGAATGAGGTAACTATTATCAGTTTCCTTTCGTACTTCTGACAATTACATATTAAACCATCCTCGATGTATATACTTATATTAGTTGATCATCTGCTCAACTTTTTCCAGAGCTGACCGATGCAGTCCATTAACCTTGAACCAAGACCAATAAACCGATTCGCAAACAGCTGACCATTGCTTCAACAGGATGTACCTTTGATACAAAACCTCAGCTTCGTCCCCGCCCACACTTTCAATTACATCAAAGACCTCTTGTCTGATCCTAATCGCGTCCAGTCTCGCATCGGCTAACCTTTGCAGCTTATCTGCGAGCCTAATAGCTTTGTCCTCCGTTGGCTTCGAGATTCCATTCCCGTGAGGCATCCCGTCATTATCCGACACAGACCTCACCGCATCAATCAGGATCCGTTCCTCTTCCAGTTCCACCTCGAGCCTCTCGACCCGTTTCGTCGCATATTCGTACTGTCTTAAAAACTCTTTTGCCGTCATTCTTTTCTCCCCAGGTGCCACCTTGTCACCCTGCCACCTTAGGTTTCATCTTTTATATAAAAATCTAAAATAAAGTTATATATAAAATATCTTTAATATATAGAAGGTGTCATAGGTGACATATAAGTAAAAGCGTTGGAATTTCAACGTTTTTGCCGCCACCTACGGGTGCCACCCAAGATAAATTTGGGTGGCGTTTTTTGCTCCGTGGGTGGCACTAAAGCCACCTAAAATGGAATAACCTCATCGTCCTCGACCTCAACGAACCCGGTTTTGCCGCCACCTACCGCCACCTTAGTGCTACCTTCGTCCTCGTTAGGTGACACTTGATCACGCTCGAAACAGATGCCTCTCTTCCCGTAACCAGTGAGTCTCGCCTTACCAATCTCATGCCAGCCGACTATATCATTCCGCATTATGGTCAGGATTCGTCCGGCCTCGCCTTTACGCATATCGACAGGATCCTTACCGAACGCCTTGTCGTAGATGTACGCAGCATTCACGCGTCCGACCAGTTCGTTATCGAGGTGATCTTGAATGATGGATACCCAGACATCCTCCTCCAAATGGTTAAGCTGTTCGCGTTTCGCTTGCTCTTCAATGTCGAACGGAAGTACCGGCTTCTTGTTCGGATCCGCTTTGTACTCAGCCACAGCCTCAGCTATGACCTGTTGAAAGTACGGACGAGCCGTATCGTAATCGAATATACGGTGCCTCGTGGCGCTGGTCGCGTTGCAGTCGATGGGCAGATAGCGCCTGTTGCCGGTGCGGTCCTTGAGGAAGTTGATGTCGTTCGATGTTCCACAGAATACGCACTGTCTCTTTCTCGTCTCTTTACGTTTAGCGAAAGGAACACGGTAATCATCCGACACGGATGAGACGAAAGCCTTGAGCGCATCGGATGTGACCATATCCTTCTTCATAGTGTCCATTTCGCCCATCTCGAGGAACCATTTGCCCGCCATCTTCTCGACAGTGGTCTTGTTGTTGGTGTCCTTAAAGTTGAAATTCTCGTCATACCAATCATCATTACACGCAAGGAACTTGAACAGAGTGGATTTGCCGTCGCCCTGTTTCCCGATCAGCACCATCATGTAATCGAACTTGCATCCGGGATTATACGCTCTGTGGATCGCACCCTGAAGGAACACCCGGAACGCAGCGAGATTATATTCAGTCTTTTCCACTCCGAGATACCGGTGGAGCGCCTCGTCTATTCTCGGAACACCATCCCACTCAAGCGCATCGAGATATGATTGAAGTGGATTGAACTCGTTCTCAAGCAGAGCCATATTAAAGCCGTTTGTATAATCGTTCTTATTGCGAAGTCCATACTTTATATCGAGATACGACTCGAGAGCTCCATCGTCCTTGTCTGTCCACTCTCCATAATTATCCCCGTCTCGTCTCCAGTTGAGCTGTCCGAGATACATCAGGCGATGACCGAACGCGTCCTCTTTGATTTTGCCGGACAGCATCGGATCGTTGAGTATAACTCTTGCCACGTTCTCAGCGCATTGTCTCACCTTCTCGTTACCCTTTGAGTCCGTAACTGTAAGCAGATCCAGATGGACAGCAGCTGCCGGATACGCTTTCGTTCCCTTATCGTGGTGGAGTGCACTGCCCACTATCTTCTCGACCTCGTCCGAATCGAGTGGTGGATTACACTTGCTTTCGTTCTCAGATAGACACGCAGCCAGAATAGACCCATCACCGAGCCCTTTAGCTTGAAGTGAGCAAGCCAGTTTGTAAATGGTCTCGTTACGCTTGCCGTCTGGTATCGTCTCGGAGACCGTGAACTTATCGAGTGCCGGCTTCTTACCAACCGACAGCAGTTTCATAACGGTCTCGTCAGCCGTAGCGATGTCGTACTCTTCCGGATCATATTCCCATTCGTAAGTTCGACCATTCGGATGGATTGATGGAGGAGCCACGATGTACCCATCATCGGAGCGGATATCCACACCCTCAAGCAGATTGACCTTGTTCTTCTCAACGTGGTCGATTCTGTAAAGGATATGAGCACCGCCTTTCCCCGTGATGGATCGCACTGTCTCAGGAAGGCTACCGTTCTCACGTTCCCAATTATGGAGCGTGTCAGATCCGCTTATTCCGTTTGGCTTCTCATCCAAATCTATAACCAGAAGGCCGCCTGACTTCATACCGCAAGCGATGCCGATGTTAGCGTTTGGATGTTTCGTCCACCAGCTCTCGATAGTGTTGAAGTTCGTTGTAGCATCCTTGACCCCGTGTCGAGTCAGAGGCTCTTTTGCTCGAGGCTTGAGTGGAAATACCGCCATTCCCTTCGATGCGTATTCGATTGCTGCGTCTAAAAATACATTACTCATACTTCACCTTGACGAACTTCCTTCCGCTCGTCTTGCCGCTGCTCTGGATCCGCGCGGCTTCTCTTATATTATTAGCTGTTGTGTTGGTCATTCTTGCGAGTTCTGTTGCCGTGTCTGAGATGGCAATCGGCAGCTCATACTCGTCAGCAGTTACACAAAGCCATAGATATTTGCGCTTCATTTTGTCACCTTTTTGCGACCGCTCCCACCTGCTAATCGCTGTGGCTTGTTCCCTAACTTCCCGACTATGTTCCACGGAACTTAATCCAATACTCTTACCTCTTTGCGATGCCTATAGCACCTCACATAGTCTGCCCTCTTTTCAAGGAAGTCGGCTCTCGTCAGAGTTAATCTGTCAGAGGCTTGCGGTGTCTTACCGCCTTGTTACGCTTGACAGAAACCTACAGCCACACCCTACACATCGTCTGTGCCTCACTTGGTATTAGGCCGAATGAGGGCGATATCTCCCTCGGATTAGTGGGATTTGAACCGCTTTGCCTCTTGCTGCCATAAGTCTTTAACTCCGAGGCTTCCCTAACATTTCTCCGTTTTCGGTCTAACTGGTATATCCCCACGCCTTTCGGCACTTGGTATCACTTCCACGGACAATCCGTTTGACAACCGATACAGTTATATGCTCTTTCGCCTTCATCATTTGTTATGACATACCTATCGCAGTCATAAAATTCATCGTGGTCTTTATAGTATTCGTCCATTGTTGGTTCTTCCGTCTGCGGAGTATCGGCTATCTTATACGCTTCGGCATACATCGGTGATTTTCCTTGCCTCGCATCTTCATAGCCTTTGACATATCCATTCTTGAAGTTAGCGTACCAATCATCAATCACGCTTTGCGTAAGTTCATCGAGTGTTTTGTTTATACGTCTTTTAGCCGTTGAAAGCTTCATCGCTCGCTCCTTTCCTTGAGCGCCCCCACAGGAACTCTGTCGATTTCTTTTCTCATATAATCCAGCATATTCAGAACCCAGTCGCTACCGTGAAGTTCCAAATCGTTCGCATAAAGCAGCTCTGATACTTCAACATATTTATCGTGTAGATATTTCCGCATAACGACTTGAAAGCCCTTGTCGAATCCGTCACCAAATTCAACGTAGACATCTCTATGTGAGTCTAACCATTTTAACAGTTCCATCTACTCGCTCCTTTCCTTCTGCTCTTCCCAATGATGACAATCGAGAGGGTCACCATATGGGTGCATATACTCCGATGAACCATAAATGCAATTCGTGAAGTCATCCATTTCTGCTGAATACAGATAAGGTCTTTTCAACGGATTGTATCTATCCCACTTGTTCACATAATCCTCGGAGAACAGTTCCTTTGCCCTGTCATCCATCCTTATGCGGACAAACATTGCTCCGTCCTCTCGGATAGTCCAATACTCAACAACATCATTGATGTGGTCTATCAAATCAAAACTGTTTTCATCGTCCTCAAGCATCTCTTGTTTAGTACCCTTTGTCAGAAGAATGTTCTCGTCATAATCATTCATCTGATAAATCCAAAAAACTTGCGGATATTGACACGATGTTAAAAGATTGTGTAACGTACATTCAGTCATTCGCTACTCCTTTCCAAGTTGTTCGGTTTTTCCGAACTGTTCTCGGTCTTGTGGTCTGCCAAGTCCTCTGCCATCTGCTCTATGGTGATGTCAGCACGAACATTGTTATCGTATAGGTATTCGATTATTTCAGCCTTTGTCATCACTCGTCCTCTCTTTCCGTCTGCTTTCCCCAAGCACAGCCGTGCGTTCTTGTATCGTCCTCAAACGGCTTGAACTCAATGCCGTGTCTTTCACATATCGCATACAGATACTTGGTGTTCTGAACATTGCAGTACACGCACTCGGAGCAACGTACTATGTCTATGCTTGGTGCTGTGTCAATCTGATGCTCTGAAACATAGCGGTAAGTATATTCATCATCCTCTGTTTCATACTCATCGTAAAAGTCGATATTCAGCTTGTCCGCATCTATGTATCTACTCATCGTCTGCTCCTTTCATCCTTGCTCCGCACTGAGGGCAAAACTTATATCCGAAACTGCTCCCCATTCTATGACCGCATACGGAACACTCAACGTCATATCCGTATGGATATATGCTTGCCTTTACCGACTTCCACTCCCCTTGCGGTCTGTCTGCGGATGGTACGCTTCTGATGATGGCTACCGCTGTGTAAGTGTCATGCAGTATACCCTCTCGCCATTTTAACGCCTTTATCGCATCAGACCTCTTGATTAAATCCTCACTCATCCTTGCTCTCCTTCCATGCTCGGTACATTTCATCCGCTCTCTCGTCAGCATCGTGTGCTATGACCAGTAATGCGTAGCAGATGACGAGCAGAAACGCTATTACTATTGCCATCACGAATATTAACCAATTCATTTATCTCTCCTTTATTGCAATCAGAGGGCGAGTTGTACGCGAAAAACAGAAAGAACTTATAATAATAATCTAAAAATTGTGGTTATAATTTATTCGCCCGCCCTCTGTAATTGCCTCTGTTATAGCTCCGTCCTTATCTTGCCAACCATCGCAAGCGTCTTTGCTCGCTGCCGGTCAGCATATCCTTCTGCGACGATGGTGTCACGGTAACGTTCCATGTACCGCTCGCGGATCCGTCTCTCATACGTTTCAATGTCGCCCGGAGCCTCATACTCTCGAGGGAGTCTGCGTCCCTTGTTCCTCTGAATAGCGTTGGTGCACTCCGGACACATTTTTTTGTTGCCGTGTTCCGGTGCGAACTCGGCTCCGCACACAGTACACTCTTTAAGCCTGACCCCTCTACTCATTTCTTCACCTTTTTCGATTCACTTATTTTGTGGAGTTGATAGCCTCGCTGCATATCGCTCTGTGTAGCTTCTCGTTCTCCGGCTTGGTAACACTCCCAGCATAGCCACAGTGTTCGGCTGCCGTGATTAAACGACTTCATCCAGTAATCGTCTGCTTCAATTCCGCATACGTCACAGCGTCTTTTCATTTCCGTAAATTAACTCCAATATCTTTTTACCTGTCTGCCTCTTGTCACAGAACACAACGTCTATGTCATATTTTGCCATCCATGCTCTGAGCACCCTGAAAACCTTCTCGCCTCGAATGGTTGTGTGTGGACTGCTCCACAGCATCAAGTCCTCGATGGTCTCGACGTGGATCCATTTGTCTCTGTCCTTGTATCGGTTCTGCTCCACCAGTATGATAAGACGAGCTCCGACCGCTTTGGCTCGTTCCAGTTCGCGCTTGAACCGCTCGTGGTCTCTCGTGCAGTTGGCAGCCAATTCCTGTATAGACTGTTTGCGGTCGATTATAAGGAAGGGATTCCCATAATCTTGGTAGTCGCCGATGAACATCTTCGTTACCGAGTACGGTACGCCCTCCCTCTCGAACTCCTTTAGGATGGTCTTGATGGCCTTTGGTTTTTCTCTTGAATCTACTAACAGCATTTACCTTCTACTCCTAACTGGTTCGTCTCCAAACGGCCAGTGATACACTTGCACAACGTGGTCGGTTGCGTCCGGATCGGTCGTCTTGTCGAGGCATTCGATGTGGTCTGGAGTTACCCACTCGGTACGGTGTGAGCCTGTTTCCATTACAGGGCGACAGAACTCACACACTTCACCATCGGGACAGAGCCTATAACAGACATTGGTGCAACCTTTACACGTCCAACTCGACAGCCTACCCATCAGAACGGAATATCCTCCTCCTGTTTGTTCCAGTTATCACTCGAATCATTCTTGCGTTCGCTCGAATCGTTCTTGCTTCCGCAGAAATCAAAGTTGCTTACCACGATGGAGTAGGCCTTGCGCTTGACTCCATCTTTGCCCTCATAGGAGCGAAGCTGACCCTCACCGGAGACAACTATCTCCGAGCCTTTGCGGAACCATTTGTCGATAACTGTCGCTCCGCCACCGAACAGGACGCAGTCGAAGAAGTCCGTCTCGTCTCCGAAGCGTCTGTCTACCGCTACAGTGAAGTTGACTCTGTCTGAGCCGTCACTGTTCTTTCTCGGTGTCAGTTCCGGATCGCGCACGAGGCGGCCGTGGATTGTGTGGTTATTCATTCGTTCTCTCCTTTATTTCAGTGTTATCAATCGCAAACTGTAGGAGTCTGCGGCTAGTTTCGAATACAGATAGACCTGTTTCTCGCGATATGGTTTTGATTTGGTCGTATTGGTCTTTAGCGATTCGAATATGTGTTGCCTCTGTGCATATAATCTTTTCAGCCTTTGTGAAAACTAATTTGTCCATCACTCCACCTCATATACTTCCGGCTCCGTCAGCACCTTAACGCTCTTGCAATACTCGCAATGTCCGCACCCCTCTGGCTCGATCTCGCCCGTCTTGATCAGGTCGAATCGGTCGATTTTGGACTCGACCACCTTCAGAGCCGTATCAAGTACGGGCTGCGGGATTTGCAGCACGGTAACGTCTGGAACCTTCTCTTTCGTTACGCCTACGATATAAAACGGTAAACGTTTACCGGTATTCAGCTCGACCACCTTCTGATAAATCGCGCCTTGTATGTCATAGCCCCACGCTTCGACCCACGAGATGCGACCGAACCCTTCCTTATATACTGGCTCGAAGTCACGCATACATTTGAGGTCGACTATGCGCTCTCCGTTGAATACGTCCATCTTTATCTTCCAGTCCACCCCGAAGAGATTCCCGGTCATAATGGTCTGCTTATCGCCTTCGAGATAATCCATCATCAGTGGTTGGCACTCGACCGCATTAATACATTTATTCGCGAGGTCGAACTTTGCATAGAGCGTTCCCTTCTTCGTGAACATTTCGTCCTCGTGCTCGCTCTGGAACTTTGCAAAGTCGCCTGTGAAATAAGCGTCCACATAACTCCCGATCAGAAGCGCATCGGTTGTCTCTCGATGGTACTGGCCTCGGACGGATGCGAGACCCGCAGCCTCGCACCTGTCAAATGCCTTGAACGCAGACACGCTCCAGAACGCTTTATTTGCCTCTGTGGCGTAGTAATTAGAATTCGTCAGGGAAATCATCCTCGAACGCCTCCTCATCGTCAAAATCGAAATATTTATCTTCGTACTCCTCACGCTTGCAGATGGTGTTGTACTCTGCATCTGTTATGAGTCCGGCTTTCCATTCACTATATGCGCTCACGTTCGGCCTCCTTCCTATTCAGCTTGTCAGCGAGTGCCTGTGCCTCCGCTTCATATTCCCACTTACCTCTGAAAACGGTCGTATTATCGGGGAACACCTTGTAGACCTCCCAGAAGGTTTTGACACCGATTTTCTTCGATTCTCTAACCTTCCACATCGCCGGCCTCCTCGTCGCTCCAGTCTATGTTGAACCCCTTCTCATTTACGAGCCTTCTTCTTATTTCGCTAACTATCGTCCAATTTATGCCATCGCCTCTTGTGCGTGGTCTCTCAATCACCATTACGATTTCATCAAGAGTGAGACCGTCTTTCGTGCTCTTTTTAGGACGATCTTTTGTACCGTTAGTGAAATAGTTGGAGATGGTCCCTTCGGAAAGCCCAATAGCCTGGGCAATATCTTGAACGTTATATGTAGGCTCGTCTGGTTTTTTTCCGTTTTTTACAAATTTCATTTTTCCGCCTCCTTATGCTTTATGGAGCAGTCATAGCAGTAATTCTTTCCGAAAAGTGCCTGACTGCGGAGCACTATCTTATTGACCGAGTAGCCATCGTGCGGAGTGATGAGCTGACCGCAATCCTCGCAGTAGACCTCCGTGACCTTAGGAGCAAACGGTCTGACTCTGAGCGCGTCCTTTACCCCGCCGAACGCGTTTACCTTCTCGGAGTAGATTGCGATTCGCTTGCCTTCCCAGTCCTCTATCTTGGTGGATCCGAGAGCCTTTGAGATGCTGTCAGGATTGACCTTATTCAGTATCATTGGCTTGTAATCCTCTTTGAAGTAGAGAACGGTTTTCGTTTCCTTGCCGCGTTCGTTCTGTACCTCGTTGCGCTCTGCGTGGTCGATGGTCAGAATGAGATCTCCATCGTCTGGAACATCCCATGCACCGAGATAATTCTTATCGAGATACTTGCGATAGTCGCCTTTAAGCCTTTCTGCCATTACTCAGCCACCTCCCTCTTCTCTACCTCGAACTTGAGCGTTTCGCTGCCGAAGTCAATGAGCGTCATCAGCAGATTCTGGAGGTCGTCGTAATTGGACACCTTATAATCCGATTTTGCCTCGATGCGCTGGTACTCATCACCGACCTTCACATAATCTAAAACATACTGCTTAACTCTGAACTCGATTGCCATTACATTACCTCCTTGAACAATGGTGCTATTGAGAGAAGTTTTTCGTTATCCACTACTATGCGGTCCTTTGCTACGTTCCCGAGCGGACCCGTCACAACAAAGTCGCAAACGAGCCTCATAACCTCCTCAAGTGGTGCCGCCGTGATGTCGAATGTAACTGTGCACCCTCTGAGATCTCCGATGCGGATATATTCCTCTTCGGTACGGTACGCCTTAACGTACTTGATGAAGTCGAAACCCCTCTGAGCCTTGAGCATACTGGACAGCGTAAGTTCGATGTACGCCTTCCTTTTGTTGTAGTCCTGTATCTTATCCATTCAGCCCTCCTCTGAGTCTTGCGGTGAAGTCGCTCGGTTTGTATTCCGTATAAGCGAATCTGTCACCACCCTTGCAATATTTCCACCAGTAATTCGCCGTCGCTTTGCTTGCCGATACGGCCGTGGTCTCACCGACCTTGCGTCCGTTGTGGTAAATATCAAATGCGAGTCTGTCTGCCATCGTGCGCCTCCTTTCCGATCACCATCAGCATCGCTCCGGTTCCGGCAACGACCAGCGGAACGACAGCGGATCCACCTACAAACGCCCCCGACAGGAGGAGCAAAATCAGTCCTAATCCATAAAGCATATCTGCACATCTCCTTCCTTGATCAGCTGGTAAAGCCTCTCGCAAGCCGGCTGCATCTTAAGAACCCTTCCGAGTTCGACGTGTTCGCAATCGCCATACTTGCAGCGTCTGTCTCGTGTTCCGTCATCCTTCAGCGGTGCCTTGAAATACGGGCACTGAGCGCACACAAAGCTGACCCCCTCCACTGCAGAAGCCTCTGCGATGGTCTCAGGGATGTCCTCATCCACTCTGTATTTGATTTGTGCGTAAAACGGGATTGACTCAAAGATTTTGACATCAGGATTGTAATGTCTGAGTCTGTAGATTTCTTCGTTCAGCTGCTGATTGAATGACGAAGCCGAGTCTGCTGAGACGATGGCGAATTGTTCATAGCATGAACTTCTCATAAAAAAATTACCTCCTTTGTAGATTGAGGTAACTGTATCGTTTAAGATGGTACTTAATTTAGACTCGAACTAGTTAGATGCTGATAACTTTCTTAAAAACGTTGAAAAATGCACGTTTTGCCAAAAATTCCTTTTCATTATGATTTTAGGAATAGTTGGAGCCGATTTTTTAAAGGGCTTGTCTGCCCTCGTTACCTCGCATTCAATATACACCTCCCTGTCAAAGATTGCAATAATCTGAACAGACATTTATAATTTTAGAACGGAGGTGACTAAAATGATAATAAGCAATTACGGACAGGAACGGGACATAAACGCGACAGATGGAGAAGTTAAAATATTCGAGACGCTGACGGCTGCGACCGGTCTCAATGATCTGCGTATGGTGCGGAAATCGGACAACTACGTTTCGGCTGTTCTCGGTGACTGGGATTTCGCCCGATTCAAATACACAGACCGAACAAAGTGGATTATGTTCCCTTGCGTCGAGAGCGGTTCCACGAAGCACCGGATCCAGTCCCCTTCCGATGTGGCTACGTTCGGAGATTTGCTGGAGCAGTCAATCGGCATTATCAATCATTATCAATAAATACAAATAAGCCAAAAACGCAAAAGAACCGGACATGTCGTGTCCGGTTTTCTCTTGCGTGTAGAATTATAGAAAGGAGGTGAAAGTATCCTGTCGCCTTCCCTGAGCGACCTTAATTAGTCCTGAACCAGTCCGGATTCGAGTGGCCTTTTTCTTTGAGCCACTTTTTAAATATGTCCGTCATGTACCAGTTACCCTCGAGATCCACAAAGTAATGCTGAGCCAGCGTGAGGATCTCTTTTTTCTCTTCCGGCTTCATCAGGATCATAAGCAGTAGCTGCGTCCTGAGGCCGTCCTTTTCGAGTCTGAGGAGCTTGTCCTTAATGTTCTTTTTCGTATCGTGGCGAGTCACAAAGAACTGGACAGTCGCAAAGAAGCCGTTGCTTGCGAGTATAGCGAGCACGATGGTTGTAATAAGCTGTTTATCCATCCCCTCACCTCCTACGCATTAGGCGACTTGACTACAATCGCCGTGTGGTGACTCGATAGCAATATATCGCCCGGCAGCAGATTGGCACCCGATTTGATGTGAGCTTTATCTGTGTACTTGTCAAAATAAGGACTGCCCTTCATTACCTTCGTCATTGTCACGATGTCCATATGTCTCGGAGCGTATTGCTTCGGGATCCCGACCGCTCTGAGGCACATCGAGACCGCCTGACTGCACGTGGTATCACCCTTTTTCGAAATTCCTTTGATGTCGTGCTTGTTCTTTTCTGCATTGTCCCATGCAGCGTATCGGTTCGGAACGTCAATGTTGTAGCCGATGTTCGAATTGTTGCACGTGTCCATCATAGCCTGAGCGATCTTGTCTCTGATGGTCTTATCCTTCGCCCGGAACATATAAAGCCAGCCGCCATTGTACCAGCTGCCTATTCCGACCTCTTTGCCCGTCTGATCGCCCGGCTTGCCTCCGCTGAGAGTCCCTTTCTCGTTGCATCTTGCCTCGCCGATGATGGTGGTCTCCGAATAATATTTGGACTTTTTCTTGTCCTCAGGAGCGTACTTCTTAACGATGGACTGAGCTTTTTTCTTACATATCGGGCCCCAGATGCCATCTGCCTCGATTCCATAAGTCTTTTGCCATATCTTGAGGTCTTTGAGCGTTACGCTTCTAAAGTGCCCTTTGCAGTTGAGTTTCGCGCCGATGCACCAGTTGAGGAACTTCTGGAGGCGTTTGACGTCCTTGCCATTGTCTCCGAGTCGAACCGTACCGGCTGGCAATTTGCCGTTGTATGGTGTTTCCGGTCTGTAATCGGTCTTTTTGATAGTGGCCTTTTTCGGAAGTTTGCCCGACCACACTTTTACGACATCATTCCGCATATTCTCCTCGTAGCTTATCCAGCCATTACGGAGAACCGAGTCGGAATTACTGTCTTTGACATAGACATAATGCTTTCCGTCCTTTACTTTGTAATCTGTGGAGCAAATGAAATGCCCGCAGCTCGTCCAATGAACACCTTTAGATCCGCCCGGTCTTGTTCCCATTAAATAAATCGCTACTCGGTCGCCCTTCTCGAGTTCCTTCCATAGCGATTTCATAGTCTGGTGCTCCTGAACTTCCGTCATATCGTAGTGAGCCATCATTGCCGGAATTCCGCTCCAGTACGTTCCATCTCCGTTCGGAGCTGCGTACTGTTTGCAATACGGCTGGATGGTTTTCGGAGTCTCGTCTGCGTATTTCGGAATTTCGGTGATGCAGTTAGCGACAGCAACCTCACCGCAACCACAATCCTTAATAAAAAAAGGCGATTTTGGATAGCCCAATCTCGCCCATCTTGTATCGTACTGTTTGAAGTTACTCATCGCCGTCACCGTCCTCGATATAATCAAGACCTTCGATGTCCACTCCGATGGTCTCGTCTCCGGACTTTGCCAGCCTCATCGCTCCGGTGTACTCGCTCGCGATCGGCGTGTAGTCGTTATTGAACCACGTTGCACACGCTACTACGATGAAGTTGAGCACGACCGATGCGATTCTATATATTAGGTCGACGGTCGGATTGTGGAACTGAGTCACATCTGTAGCCATCAGAGCCGTATTAAGACACGTTGCAGCCACGAGAATCGTTCTGATCTTTGTTCCTGTGTTCATTTGATTGTTCCTTTCAATAAAATTCTTTGAATATATAAGTCAAGTTTGCATTTGAAGATGTAGAAACTCTGTAGGTTCTCCCTTGTATCACAGGGAACGATGTCGCCCATGACACGCCACCCGACGTATATCCACTACCAACACTATTGTTTAAACTATCAGCAAATACCCCATATGATAGGGCATTTGTTGGCACACTTGCTATTGCAGTAACGATTCCGTCAGTTGTTGGTGAAAAGGGGAATGTAACTACTGTTCCCACAGACAGCCGTGGCTTTCTCTGAAGTATCTTCGTCAACAGTTTCTTCAAATTAAGCACAAGCCATCACCCCCTTTCGGGAGTTGGCTATCTGTATAAAATGTCTAACTCCACGCTTCCACTTATAGCCGAGCTATAAGTATTGTTGTATGATATCGAGGCAGAAGAATTACTGTAACTCACTATGCCGAGGAATATAAAATCGGGGTTCGTAAATCTTCGTATTGTGATTGATATTATTTCTGCGCCAGTTGGTAAGGTGTATGAAACTGCCACCGAGCCCTGTCCACTTGCAAACGTCACCGACTTTGAAACATGATTCGACTTGACTTGGAATGTCAGTATCTTTGTGAGTAGCTTCTTTAAGTTCAGCATTTAGTCACCTCCTACTCAATTACGTCTGATGCCCAACCAAGTGCGGTTATGGCTGCATACAGGTCGTGGTCGGTGCCGCTGGATGCGGTCGTATCGAGATTGACCTTTGCAGCTGAAATGTCCACCCACGCATCCGAGATCGTCCTCGCAATGGCAAGAACAGCCGCCTTGAATACGTTCGGAGCGATTACCTTTGGAACCGTATTCGACCCGCTCTGAGCCTGTGACTGTGTCATGGCGGCAAAGATGGAGTTGCCCGGAACCTTCATCGTCTCCGTTCCGTTATCAATTGCGAGATAGTCCCCGCTCCCCGGAGTGCCCGAGAATTGATTTAATTCATGTATCTGCATGGTGTGCCTCCCTTACTCGGACAGCTTGTTCTCCGTGATGTAGTTGCGGATCTGCGTGATTTTGCCTTTGAGCGATGGATCCACGGCAAAGAATGAGCCTTTGTTGTTGCTCGAGATCATATCGCCTGTTTCCGCGTCGATCTCGTCATATGTGTAGGTGATACGGTCTCCGCCGTTTACGTTCAGAACTGCGAACGATGCAAGCTGTTTAATTGTAGCCATAGAGTAAATCCTCCTGTTCTCTTATGTAATCGTTAAGCAAATCGGCCTCGTCTGTGAAACCGTATTCATCCAATTTATTCTCGCTCTGTTCGAGCCTTGTCAGTTCGTAATCTCTTTGTTTTGCCTTGAGCTCCCACGCGACTTTGAGGTTCGGTGTGCCTTTTATAACAAAATAGCGAGGTGTCTTTTCTGCTATCCAGCAATCGCCCTCGCCTTCTTTCTGTAAAAAGACCTGATATTCGACCTTTTCTGCTATGGTCTCCGAAAATATGTCGTCAATATCCACATAAGCAAGCCCGTCCGTATCGATGACTGCCTCGCCTACGTCTCCGAATAGTGGAGTCGGTGTCTCGTAGCAGTAGAGGAGCCGTTCGGAGTAGTTGTCTGTGTCGACCGCTCTGTTTTTCGTGCCGGTGACGGTCAAGTTGCCATTTACATAAGTGGCCTTTAACGAAGCCTGATAATTGCCCCAACTTGAATCTCGGAAAGAGGCAATATTCTCATTAGATACAGCGTCAATTATATCGAGCCCATATGATGATGCGTTGTCGGTGTTTCGACTAATGGCTAATCTTATTTTTTTGTCAATGGTTTCATAATCACCATCATCAGCAAGATAAAAGTATATACTGCCACCCGAAACTAAAGTGCCGAACATATAATATGTTCCCTCTTGTGAGAAATAGTTTCTCGCCCTCAGAGAAACCGTGTTCTCTCTGAAAACTACTTGCGTGGTGCCGTATCGGTAATAGAGCCGGGAAGTCGTCGCTGTAAACGGGCCGACTTCGCCCTTTTGCGTTCTAAACTGACCGCTCGCAAGGTTCCAGTAATTCAGCCCCGAATTATCTTGAATGATTCCCGCTCTTATTAGATTCGCATTGATTATGCCCGTGGTTATCATCGAGGCGTTTATCTTGCCGTCCTGAGTCAGAGCGATGTCGGAGAATGGACCCTGATAGCCGTTCGAACTATGTCCCAGACCGCCCTGATTGAATCGCCACACATTGACCGCTTCGTCGATGCTCGGCGAGTCCATGATCAGGATCTCCTGAGGATAACCATTCGCGCCCGGAGTCATTACCACATAACCACCAAGCCCGCCTCGGATGAGGTCCGTTGCGTAATTGATCGCCGCATCCATCATTGAAGTGGTGGCTACGTCTTGCATTATGTTCTCGCGGATAGCCTGTCCGAGCGAGGTCTGCACCTGTCCGAGTTCGATCGAGTCATATCTGTCGAGCAAGGTGTTATATACCACCTTCACGACCTTCTGCTTGACCGCTTCGATTCCGGCCTGTGGATAATAGACCGAAACCGTGTCGCAAAGGCTCACGCGCTGGAGAGCTGCAAAGTCCTTATATTCCTCCGTCTGCCACATCTGAACAAAGTCGACTGTGATATTCTCACTCGGAGCTGACGGATTCGAATTGTTATATCTCGCAATGGCTGCCGCCCTGAGTTGTGATTGTGTCGGCTTTTCTTGGAAGTCACTCGACAAATCCATCGGTGCAGCATCGGCAAGCGAGAACGCGACCTCAATCGGCTCGTCCGTCTCCGTTCTGATTATGATCAGATTGTGGTCTGTCAGATATGCGGTCTGCAACTCGCCCCCGGAGAACGTTATCATCGGAGGATCCAGCGTGACTATCTCCTCCCCGTTCGTCCAATACGGCACGATCGCGTTATAGGTTCCGCTCTCGTCTATGTCCTGTTTGAGGTCTTTCAGATTCTTCGCATAACGAATTTCGACATCTGAATCGGTTCCACGGTGCGCATATAATTTGACCTCGAATTTATCGAACTCATATTCACCACCGCCATAGACATCAAGGATGGAATTTTGCTCGCCTCCGAGCATATTCCTTGCGAGTCTCGGAACGTCATTGTTAAACGTTGCGATTGTGGTTTTGTCCGTCCAGAACGTGAACGGATTACCATTGACCGAATTTGTTCCGATTCCGTTCAGAGCAGCTGCTACCGACCCCGCTGAGTACGGCATGACAACTATGTCGCTCAGCTTGTAGCTGATATGATGCGCGTAGAACGTGATTATTCCATTCAGATCTGGAACGGTTCGACCATAAATGACGAATGGCTGAATATCGTGCTTGTCGTCGTGCGTGACCGCTATGATGCGACCACGATGGATGTCTGAGAAGTGTTCCCCACTCAGCGGATAATCAAACTCGCACTCATATATTCCATTTCGCTCCTCAGTTACCACGCATCGAGTACAATCAGAAAGACGGCCCATCCCGTTAGTGATAAACCGTCTCTCGTCTGCTGTGTATAGTATTGGTATCATTCGGCAGTCTCCTCGCTAAAATACCACTTGAACCCGTAGGCTGTCGCATAATAGCCCTTACACGCTTTGGATATGTTTCCGTGATTGAAACCCAATTCAGCCTCAATCGCTCTTAACGATTCCCAAAGCACGAGCTCCCCATTGTGAAGAACCTGAACGACAGGAACTTTGTGGTTTTGCGCGCTTTTAGCGGGAGCGGCACCATAATTGCTATTATACTTATGAGTACACCACTCAAGGTTTTCCGCCCTATTGTTCGTTTTATCCTCGTCCCTGTGGTTAATTATTGGGTATCCGTTTGGATTATCTACAAAAGCCTCAGCGACTAAACGATGAATAAATTTTGCATTGTGTGCGCCTAAATTAACACGTTGGTAGCCCTTGCTGTTCAAGAACGGCTTAAGGACTCTTCGCTTGCTTCTGACGCGCCCCAAATTTGATACCTCGTAGTTCTCAAATCCGTTAATTTTTTTCCAAACTTCCATTTGTCGTCGCCTTTCTTCAAAAGGGTAAAAATACAATTTAAATTCTCCACCATCGCGGGACAATTTCTACGTTTGTGATTCCCGTTCCGAGGATGATGTTATTCACTCCCGGATTGAGTACCGGAAACACCTCGCCCGCGTTCTGTATATAGTCATTACGGCTCAGTTTTCCGCCTCCTACTATTTCCCAAGCCTCTTGTGAGTCGCAATCGATATATATCTCCTGATCAGCTGAACCGGATGCAATTATCAGCACCTGATCGCCGATGTTAAGCGTACCCGCACCCGTGACCACCAGCAGCGGGCTCGATGCGAATAGCGTCGGGTTCGTAATGGATCCATTCGCTGTGAGAGTGGTTACTGCTTCACCTGATGTCAGAAATCTCTGCGGTTTGCAGTCGAAAGTAATGTCGAACTCGCCCGCTTGATGATACCCGACCGCTCCAACCTCAAGACCCGACGAATACGTTCCGAGTCTGAACTCGTCCGGATGGTATGTATCAACAAGCCTCTTATAGCCGAACCTCGATGCAAGCTCGTTGCGGAATTCCATTATCTTGCTCGCAAAATCGCTCTGATCATCCGCAAAACATCCCGCTGGATACGTCACTTCTATGTTTTCGAAACGGCCCTGATCTATGGCGAGCGTTCCGTTTCGACCCGGGATCGTAATCATTTCGACCTGTCTCTGTGGAGCGTTATAAACAGCCTCGCCCGTGATGTATATTCCCGAATCGAGACTGTTTACGCCGTCAAATGTTAATGAGTTAAATAGTGCCATAAGCCTTTTGCCTCTGTTTCTGTAACATCACGAGCCGCTGTTCGACCGCCTGTGCAAGCTGATTCACATCCATGCCCGGAGTGCCGTATACATTGATTGTAATTTCTCCAAGTCCGCCCGATTCCTCCCGGACTATACTTCTGAGATCATCAAGAGCACCGACAAACTCAGGACGCTTCTCGCCGACACCAATGACCGACGGCCTATCGAATATACCGCCCTTGTCGTACCAGTCAACATTGATGTTCGGGATGCTTATGCCGTCTGTGACCTCCGACCATGTCCATGAGAAGTGCGGGAGCTTGATATTGCCAAAGAAGTCGCTCAGGTCAATCGGGAAAAGGTTCTTAATTTTTTCAACAATTCCCTCGATGGTCTCTTTCGCCTTCGTAAATGGAGCCGTGATTTTTTCTTTGATAGTATCCCACCAGTAACTGGTTGATTTCTTGATATACTCCCAGCGTCCATCGATCCAGTCCCTAAGAGAGGCGATTGTGTTCTCGACCGACTCTTTCATTTTCCGAACTGTGCCGGTGACTGTGGTTTTTATTGTGTCCCACGTTGTGGTGAATTTTGTCTTGATGTTGTCCAGCGTTGTAGATATGGACGTTTTCAAATCCGTCCACGCTTTTTTTACTGCCGCACCGACCTTCTGCGCAGTCGCTTTGATTTTGTCCCAGTTCTTATAAAGAAGGATGCCGGCTGCTACCACCGCTGCAATAGCCGCTACGATAGCGAGAAGAGGACCGCCCGCTATAGAGAGCCCTCCGATTGCCGGACCGACTATATTGACGAGATTGATTATCGAGCTGATTCCTGTCGCAAGTTTTCCGAGCGTGATCAGGAGTGGAGCAAGCACCGCAAGAGCTGCGCCGATGCCAGCGACTACCGTCAGGACTTTCGGATCCAGATTGCCGAGCCACTTTGCAAACTTACCTACCCAGCCAACAACCTTCTCAAGTGCCGGTGCCAGATACGAAGCAAGCTGAGTGCTGACCTGTGAAAGAGCCGTCTGTCCGAGCACCTTCATCGTATCGAGGCTATCATTAAACTGGCTTGCTCCGTCCAATGTTTCCTGATCAACGAAGTCGAGGTCGTACTGGGCTATTATTCCAGCGACTTGCTTGTAGGTCTCACCACCATCAGCAATGAGTGGATTCAGCTCCTGAGCGGCTCCACCCATCAGCTTCTGAGCCAAAGCATCTCTCTCGCTCTCGTTCGTCATTGTACCGAGCGCACCGATTACCTCCTGAAACAGAACCTCGCTGTCTTTAAGATCTCCATTCGAATCAGTTACGGAAATACCCAGAGCTGCGAACGCTTCTGCTTGAGACTTTGAGCCATTCGCAGCAGCATAAGCGTTCTTGGTCAGTTTCTTGTTGGATTTTGCAATCGCCTCGACCGAAACATCCACGAGGTCAGCTGCTACGCTATACTTCTGGAGATCCTTTGTCCCAATACCCGTTACTTTCGAAAGAGTATTCAGGTCATCCGCAGCGACTCCACCTTTATAAGCCAATGCTCCGATTGAAGTTGCAGCAGCTGCACCCGCTGTTGAGAGCGGTTTAAGACTCTCTCCCGCGCTTTCCAGTTTGCCTCCGACTTCCTTGAACTGCTCGCTGAGAGCCTTCAATTTGTAATTGCCGACCTTCTTAAGCTGCCCCTCAAACGTTTTGACCTGATTGCCCGTGACGATGATTTGACGCTCGAGTTCTCGATATTCCTTTGAATTCTTATCGACTCCCTCTGCATCCAGCTTCGCCTGTGCGTCCTTCAAAACGTCGAGCTTCGTCTTGGTGTCGTCCACCTTCTGCGTCAGAAGTTCCTGTTTCTGCCTCCACAACTCGATATTGGTCGGATTGAACTTGAGAGCGTTATCGACCTGTTTCAGTTCCTTATCGAGCGATCTGGTCTCTGTATTTATTTGTCTTAGAGCCTTATCAAGTTTTGTGGTATCTCCGGCGAAGGAGATGGTGATCCCTTTTATGGAGCCTCCTGCCATTTATGCGTCCCTCCATTTATATCCGCCCGCTGTTTTACGTTTGCCACCACAGACGCTACCAATGTGTCGAGCGTCTATGCCCGTTTCAATCTCTGCAATAACTCGCGAGGGATAAGTTGCAATAACATTATCGTTTTTATCAATTTGCATCACAGGACGAACGCGATTCCACTTATTACTTTCGGCTATTCTCACGTTTCGTGTTCCGTAATTGCAGTTATACGTATGAGAACAATACTCGAGATTGCAAAGTCTGTTGTCCGTTTTAATTTCGTTGATGTGATTAATCTCCTCATCGAGAACCCCGACGAAGGCGTTCATCACTAACCGATGGACCGCATAATGTTTTGCTTTTCCCTCTGCATCAAAAAGGCGGACTCTACAATAGCCGTGTATCGTGACTTCTTGTATAAGAATCCGCTCTCTTTTTCTCTGCTTTGAGCCGTTCTTTGAATTACACTCTCTGCCTAAACTTCTAATCCGTCCAAGGTCGCTGACTTGATAAAGCCCAGCGTACCCGATGACATCCTTCCAAGTTTCCTTATTCATTTGTAATTCCCTTTCTAACCGAAGAACGCATTTATATCGTTCTGTGTTGCCTTGCGCTTTGTTGCGCGTTTCTCAGCTCGCTTCTGAGCCTTCTCCGACCTTTCCTGTCGCTCGTTGTAGGTGATTACAAAGTCCACCAACTGCCCGAGCTGCATCCGCCGGATGTCCGACATGGTCAGTCCGCGCTCGATGCCCGCGAGGATTATTTCGTCGATTCCGATGCTGGCTGAGTCTCTTCGTCCTTTTGTATCTCGTCCCACGCTTCGCGAGCCTTTCCGAGCAGAGTCCTCAGCCGTGTCAAGTTTTTTGAGCTTGAGAATCCTTCCGCGTTCATCTTCCAGAGTTCCGGAACGATTTCGTCAAACGGGAACGAATCGAACTGTTTGATCCACTTTTTAGGCGGATCTATGCTCTCGTCAGCCGCTTTCGCCATCGCCCACGTTATGTTGATGGCGAGAATGGACAGCTCCGAACTGTAAAGAGGCATCATTATCTCGAACGAACGCCCCTCGATAGACTCTGCAAGCTCACGAATGTTGATCTTGCCGTTACTGTATGAGCTCAGTCCGGTCGTTATAGTCTCGATGATAGTGGACATCATCGGAATGAGCTCCTGAGCCGCATCCTTACCGAACTGGTCTCTATATTCCATGAGCCAAGCCACGTTGTTCGACAGCTTGACCTCTTTGTTTCCGATTTTGATTATTTTTTCCATTGTTTCACCTCCTCAATAGAAAAAAGGAGCGGGACCGCTAGAGCCCCGCCCCGTCTTGTTATGGTGCGATAGCCGGAGCTGTCGGAGCAGTAAACAGAGTAGAGTAACCTGCGTCGGTTGATTTGAACGATGCCATTGTGACACCTGTTGCGTTGTCACCGGTGCAAGTGACTCCGAGTGTTTCTGTTGCTGGCTCCTTGTTCTCCTCGATAGTCGCGAACTCTCTTCCGATAACGCCCAGAGCGCAGTTATAGAGAATAACTCTCCTGCTCTCTGCGTCACCCTCGACCTGAAATGCGATATATACGTTTGGCTTTGTAGCGTTCTTGACATTTGCAAGGCCACCGTTTGTAAGTGCCACATAGCCGAGGAACTGAGTCTTAAATTCGTCGCTGAATTTTGCGACCTCGAGATCGCCCTCGAACGTTCCGCCGGAATATCCACTCCAGTAAGCGATATTGTCGGCGTAGAATGTATTATTTTCGCTCTGCTCTTCTGGCGAGAACGAAACCGCTCCCGGCTGGTGGTATGGTGTGCCGAGTGTGACTACGCCCTGATCATCGACTGTGTATGTTCCGACGTGGAGCTCGCTGATACCAAATTCAACTTTGTTTGCCATATTAGCCCCTTTCGTTAAATGTAGTAGTAAATCACGAATACACCTTCATCCTCGATGAAAATGTCCTCAGATTTGTCATATAAATAGCCAGCTCCGAGAAGTGCGTTCTCTATGCTGGCCTCGTTCTGTTCGTTTTTAGTTGTGAAGTAATATTCGACTTGATAACGGTTATTCCTCCAGTAGTGCGTGTTGTCCGCTTCAAGTACGTCTTGTCCGTTGCCTATGTATACGAGATACGGAGGCTCCTGAGGCGTCTTGAAATGCGAATACGCACACGGAAGGCCTGTGCTCTGTAATGTCTGGAATATTGTCATAAATTTAAATCCTCCATCACGCGGCGAGGAAGTTCGTCCGACGCCCACTCCGCAGCGGGAGCAATGTGCTTTATCCCGTGAGTCCGTCCGTAGGTGCCTTTTTTATTGCGGATGACATGGCCGTTCTCGAGTAGGTGCGTCAGTTGATAGTCTGTCTTATTGTGGACAACAACATCTCCGTCGCGGTTCTTTTTAACAGTCCACCCTTTTGCATATCTGCCCGCATTCTTCCCACTCGTTCGCCTCGGGGAAGTGTTCCGTAGCTTCTGAACGGATTCTTTTGAAACGTTGTCGATGCCCTTGCTGAGAGCCTCTTTCGCTCCCTTCTGAACTTCGTCCAATATCTCCGCCATTTGAATCTCAACGTTTTCGGTCTTAGCCATTGTGGACACGCTCCTCACAAATCAGAGATATTCCATCTCGCTGTGCGTTCCAATCCACTCGGATAACGTCATAATCCTTGTCCTCGTACTCGAGAACCTTCTGACCATCGTAATCCTCGCGGTTCGAAACAAAGAGCGTGAGAGACGGCTTTAATCCCAACTGAGCGGCATTATAAAACTCGCTCTGGTACACTCCACGAGGCTGAACGAATACCTCCGTTTCGATAACGTTCGGGATCTCGTTACCAGCCTCATCGAATGTCGGTGTTCCGTATGCCTTGAGCGTTGCAACTCCGTCATACATCACGCATCACCCCAATCTGTGTACCCTGTCGCCGTGGACAGCTGAGCCTTTTGCTCGTCATAGGACATTTTGAGTCGGTCGTAATCCTCCGGGAGTCCGAACGACAGCTTGCAGAAGGTAATTATTGCCCTCTTTACGATGTCGTCTAACTCCGCCGGAATCACGACTCCCGCGATGCCTAAATCGAGCTTCGCCGCTTCTATCAGATAGGTCAGTTCCGAGTCGTATGCAGTTGTCGATATTCTCAGTGCGAGTTTAACCTGGTCAAGCATCTTACTACCTCAAACTATTTCTTCTTCTTTGCCGTCTTTGCTTCGGTCTTCTTTTCTTCAACTCTAACGGCGTTATTAAAGGCAATCAGCCTCGAGGCCTCTGCATCAGAAACCTCGAGAACTGTACCCTTTGCAAAGCGAACCGCCGTATCGTGGAGCAGTTCGACCTTCATTACTCTGCTACCTTAGCAAAGAACTTGTTGCCAACTACGCCGATAGCTGCCGGCTGACGTCCGAGGATCCTTACCATATCGGATGTCATGAGGCTTGTATCGTCATACTTGAACTCGATAGCGTCGCCCTTAGGGAGATTCATCATTACGCCGGACAGATCTCCGATGATTGGGGCTGTTGCAGCGTCTGAGAACAGAACCTCAAGGCCGTCAAACGGATCCACTCCGTACTGTGCAGCCATCTGAAGTGCTCTATACTGTGCGTACTGTGCCGGGCTTGCGATGATAACGAGATTCTCTGCTGCGCTTGACAGGAGTGCTCTTGCGTTTACGAAGTCAGCAATGTTACCAGCTGCAGTGCCAGTCTTAGCAACGGCTGGTCTTGCGGATGTTGCTGTCTGTGGAGCTCCGAGGATAGCAGCAACTACTGCGTTCTCCTCTGCCTTGATGATTCCACGAGCTACTTCGTCATAGATGTAGGACAGATAAGCCTCTCCGCTCATTGAGTCGAGGGCCTCGTCTGATACCTGTACCCACTTCTTATAGGTAACAGGAACGAGGTTAACGATACCGAGAACGAGTGCTTCCTCTGTAACAGGATCTCCACCCTCTGTGTGTGCAGCAGCTGCTGGAGCGTCGATTTCGAATCCAACCTTTACGTTACCGGCTGCGTTCATTCTTCTGACTCTTCTGAGGATCTCGCTGTCCTCGAGTCTCTTTGCTACGATTTCGCCTACGAATGTAGGAACCGGAATTACTCCGCCATTTACGTTGTCGCTCAGGAGTGCTCTGCATTCCTTGTCGGAGCCTGTCTTAACGTACTTTGCAAATGCTTCGATGTACTCATGGCTGTTTCTGATTTCCATATCAGTCATTTTCTTTTCGTCCTTTCGTGTTTCGATTTTCACGCCGGCACCATTGGCGACTGCCTCAGCTGCCTTGCGTCTTTCTTCCATTTCGAGATTGAGAGCCTTTGTTCTCTCCTCGATTGCTTCAAGCTCAGCGTTCAGAGCGTCGAGTTTTTCAGCGTCGGCCTCATCAGTCTCGGAGACGATAGCCGCACGTCTTTCCTCGAGCTCGTCCATTCCGAGCATCATAATTTCTTCGCGTGTCATAAGTTTTTAAACTCCTTTCAACGCTCTCGCTTTAACTTCTGCTCTCTTTGCCTCGAGTGCCCTCTTCTCTTCCTCAAGTCGCTCCGCCTGAATCCTCTCGATCACTCCGTCGGTCAGATCGCCAATGCTTCGAGTTACCGCATCCGCTGTAATCGAAGTGCCGTCATTGGCTGGAATCGAAACTGCGCTCACGTCATAGAGCTTGCCCACCTTTGTGATGTGCCTCGTGTAGATCCAGATACCCGCGTCGTTCTGTTCTTTGTCCTCACTCTCGCCGGTAACTGTGAAGCCGAAGCTCATCTTGTCGGTATAGCCTCCGGCGATCTCTTCGTACAGTTCGCGTCCGATTTCTGTACCACCAAGATCTGCCTCTATAAACAAACCCCTCTCGTCCGGCTCGACTCGAAGGGTGTTGTTTCTTGTTCTTGCGAATACACGTCCACGGTGGTCATACTGCATGATCACGTCGCTCATGTCGGTCTCATCGAAGGCCGTTCTGTCCACAACCTCCCAGAGCTCCCAACCTTCGCCACCAAATAGTTTGTAAGGCTCGTCGAATGTACTCGCATATCCATTGACGACTTTCTTTGCATCCTCTTCGCCCTCTTGGGCTTCGCGGATCTGCATCGTCATATTTCTGTATTCTCTTTCACTCTTGACCATTTTCTGTGTCCTCCGTATCGCTTACCTCTGTGACCTCAGCATCAGCGTCCTTGTATTCACCACGAATAAATCGAACGTCACCATTCTCAACATCGCTATAGTTGAAGAGCTCACGCGCCTCATTGATGGACATAACTCCACGGTCAAGCAGCTGCTGAGCCATTTGTACCTTCTGCGATGTGCTCATATATTGGAGACGGTTTGCGTTAGCAATTAAATAGGAGCCCTGTGCGCGCTCCCTTTCACTAAACAGCATTTTTGTTAGAGCCTCCGAGAACTGGATTGCAAACGGCTCGATACATCCATCAAAGAATCCCTCGAGATCCTCAGCCTTTGCTTTGTTCTGTAGTACGTCCTCGGAAACTCCGAAGTAGTTGAACACGTTCTCGCGTATCTGAGCCATCTGCTCCGAGTCGATTGCGTAAGGCTTAACATCAATCTGCTTGATGTCCTTATACGTTGACGGGAACAGGAGGAAACCACCGGCCTCCGACTCCGAGGAGAGATTTGTTTCTGTGAATCTCGCCCTCTCTTTCGCCAGATCATCAGCTGATGCAAAGTTGTTCAGCTGAGCCATAAATCGAAATGTAGCCGCGTTCTTGACTCCTTCCTCGATGCCCTGATTCTGTATGTGGATGAGCTGCATCGTTTCCCGGAGAGCCCAGTTCGAATCACCAAAGAAATCGTGTTTATATTGGTGCTTTGTCAGAATCGCGCATTTCCGGAACTCGACCGCTGCTATCTGACCATTAGCGAACTGATAACGAAGCCACACCTCGTTGTCATATTCCACCAGCGTGCACGATGCTGGAAGAACTGGAATGATACCAGTAATGACCATACGCTCATCGAATACCGGACAGATGAAGCAAGTGTTACAGACATCGAGAATCGTGCTGATTCTATAGAGTGCTTGTGACCACGTCTGCCATTGATTCGGCCCGAGCCTCAGCTTTGCCTGTAGTGCTGGATTTGCCGTCCCGTTTATTTCGACCTTGAGCTTACTGATATGTCTCGCTCTCGCATCGATCGCGGCTCTTACGATTTCACTCTCGTATATCGCTCCACCCCAATTGGTAAATACGGGAGTGTAAGCCGAAAGCGTTTCGAAATATGCTCTCGCACTTTTGAGAGCGTCGTCCGACTTTCGCGCATCTGCCGGTCTAAATATTTTGTCAAGTAAAGACATTTACATTCCCTCCCGGTGATTCCTTAATTGATCACCGATTTCCGAAAACCATTTTTGACGGACTGTGAACGCGTCCAGAAGCGCAGCCATTCCGTCTATGTGTGCAGTCGGTTTGATTTTCACCAGCTTCGACCGCCCTTTTTCTGTGCTGACTTTCAACGCAGAATTAAACATATGAATTTTCAACAGGTCGTTATCTCCGATGTGGATCCGCCCGTCTTTCAGCAAGCCCTCCACCTCCTGAATAACCGGATGGAGGTTGAAACCTTGAAAAACATCGTCCATATGGAACCCGTATCCGCTCATCTGCTGGACTAAGTACGTTGCTGAGTAGCGGTCGTATCCGACCTTTAACGGATAGATTTCATACTTTTCGACTAATTCCCTAAACCAATCAAATACGTCGCTATATTCGACGATATTCGCCCCGGACGGATATAGCAGTCCGCGTTGAGCGTAGATGTTATACGGAACTCCATCGATAGCAGTCAGCTCCTCAATGCGTTCACCCGGGAGCCAGAACCGAGCAAGAATGTAAAACTCTCCACCCTTCTCGATTGCCACCACTCCCGCCGTTAGGTCTGTGGTTCGTGACAGGTCGATGCCCGCCACGCAGTAACAGCCCCGGAAGTCCTCAGGAGTGAAAGCTTCGCCTGTTGCTTTTTCGATAACGTTAGAACCTAACCACGCGAGTGAGCTCGTCTGTTTCAGATTGCAATACTTCGTTATGAACTCAGCCTTTTTCGAAAGCGAGCCCTCTGCAACTGCAATCTCTTCCTCGAGATAACCCTCAAAGATTGAGACCCCTATATTCGGATTGCTCTTCCTGAGTTCCTCGATGTCGTTCCACTTCTCGATGTCGTCTATCATATAGAGCATCGGGAGCAGCTTCGTCTCTTTGCTATCGCCTAATAAAAAACGAGTTGCCCTTCTAAGCATCTCGTCATAGATCGAATCGTTTATGTAGCCGGATGTCGTACAACTGAGGAGGATCCCCTCTGGTCTCGCACCCATTCCGGACTTCATTACTTCATACTGCTTGAGGCCAGCGTCACCCTCCCAGCTCGCAATCTCGTCACAGATGCACAAGCTCGGATTGAAGCCGTCCGACTTCTTTGCTGAAAACGCTATTTTTTTTACTGTCGAGTTTGTTGCCGGTATCGACAGATCTGTCTGTCTGTGTCTTGCCAGCTCTGAATCATCCCGGACTAATCGCCCACGAGCATCGGTTTCCTTAACGTACTCGCGAAGCTCTTGCCACTCTGGATCCAGCGTAACCATCTGCCATATATCGTTATAGACGAGGTCAGCCTGTTCCAGCTTCGGAGCGATGCAGAATATCCTCGAGCCATACTCGCTATTTCTAAACTCGTATTCGCCAATGGACGACGCGAGTTTCGTTTTGCCATTCTTCCGACCAACTACGAGGAGGATCTCTCTAAACTGTCGCCGCCCATCAGCGTCCACGACCCCATAAATGCACGACAGGAAAGCCTTCTGCCACAGTTCGAGACTAATGTTCCCCGGTGCGAGCGGTCCTTCGGTATGAAAGCAATGCGTTTCTATCCACTCTACTGCATCCCGGGCCTTTGAATCGTCATAAAAGAACCGTTCCGCCCTGAGCCCGTCTGTAATATACTCATAAACGAGCCGGATCCAGCGGCTTACCGTATATTTCCCCAGCTTGATCCCGTCATTGTATTCCGAAATCCAGCCATATCGAGCCATCTTTGTCCTTCCTTCTGCCTTGTTTCAATAGGTTTATGCAAAATCTGTG